TGGTGCCGGGGGGGGGAATCGTGAAAGGCTTGAAATAAGGCTTAAATAGGAGTAGTGTGTAATTATCGTGTAATTGGTATTCATTAGAAGCAAGGCTGCTGACCCTCGACGATATGAGGATAGTTCGACGGAAATTGAACGCTAGTAGTCTTGCTTGTGGTGAATGCGTAGGCTGATACGCAAATACAAATCAAGGTGATTTTGACAGAGGCAAAAGGCAATGCCAAAAATCAAGCCAGTGTAGCGGACACACGTTAAAAACACCAACCTTGAGAAACCTTGAAGCAGGAGATCAGCACCTGCCACCACAACTTACCTAACAGTAATAATATTACTAAATATGCCGATTATTCTGCCGATCATTACTTATAGGTAACTTATACTCACAATCTTAAAACATGCGTATAAGTGCAACTTTGGCGACTAATTACCCTGAAAAAGTGATATGTTTTTCAGGGTGGCGGATAAGAATCAGTTTATTGATATTGGAGGATTGGGATGGATATTGTTGATAGGTTAAAAGGCGATGGGAAAGTTATTCCATTGGGGGGCAAGGCGGAAGAGGATTATTTGCTCAGGCAGTCTGCTATTGCAGAGATTTTAATGCTTAGGGGAAAGTTAGAAGAAACTGAAAATGTCTTGAAATTAGCTGAAAATTATTATCTAGAGGGTAAAGAGTATTTTAGAAATGGCCCAAAGATAGTTAGCGTAACAAAAAAATCATCTGACAACGTTTCTTATGCCGTGCCTATAATTTCTACTTATAATGATGGCACTGGAATATGTATAATTGTTTCAGATTAATGCGCCAAAGCATCATCCACTTCCACGTACAGCTCTAAGCTCTCACCTTCAAACAGTATCTTGCCACCGCTAACTACTAGCGTGCAAGTCTCGTCATCAGTATCTATCTCTATGCCTTCTATGCGGCGGCCTATGAGTGCTTGTAGGGCTTTCTCTGGGTCTTTGATGATGCTCATGTCAACATCTCCGGCGTAACTGTGTTCCTGGCTACTTGCCCAAATTCAGAGTGATATGTAATCGCGGTAGCTTCGCGTTCTGAAATCCACCCGCCTCTTGAAGCATATGCATCCCTAGCCGCTAATGTTGAATGCTGGATAACCTTCATGCCGCTATGCTCTTTTTCCTCTACATGATGCCTATGTCCTGTGTGGCAATAGCGCTTAGTGGTATCACCCCATACTTTAGGAAATTGCGAGGCAAACAATAACGGCAATGAATCGTTTTTAGATAAATGCCCATGATGGAAAGCAAGCATAGTCTTGCCGTGCTGATATTGGTAATAAGGTAGCTCAGAATCTATTACCTGCACTCTAGGCTCGTTTTCGTACAGCGCCTTGAACATTACCCTTAACCAGATACTTGATGTAATGTCGTGATTGCCTTCTGCCATTAGCACTACTACATTCTCATGGCGCATTAAAGCTATGTCGATGACACGGCGTAATACTCTCAATGCAACCGTGACTATTTTGGCAAACCTGCCATCTTGGTCAACAATATGACCGCTTGTCGGTGTCACTGGCATGATGCCGTCACTGTGTAAAAAGTCGCCTAGCTGATTAACGAACGCCGTTTTAGCTTGTGGCGTGGACAGTATCATTTGCTCAAAGCAGCTTGTTAATGTTGCCTCTGCTATTTTCAGATCCCAATCTGCACCGCTCTCTTTTTCATTGGCTAGCATGCCCATGTGGAAATCCGTGATGGTAAACAGATTGCATAATTTGTCATTAGTGATTAGCGGTCGCTGCACTGGCTCAAGTCTAGGCAAGTCATCCGCCATAGCAATGAATGATTCGCGTATGGCCTCTGCTTTTAATTGCTCGTCAAGTGTGGTCTTGACCCATTGCCCACTGGCGACCCCATCGCGATTATAGTAAGTTGATATTCCCTTAACCACGAACGGCTCTGGAACCGTATGCACCATGTCATGCTTGGGCGAGTAGCCTTTCTTAGCGGCTGCCCTCATTAGCGCCTCTATAGACTGGTCTAATGTGCGCCTGCCTTTACCGAGAGCTTTCGCCGCCTTGTTGTTAGAGCCGTACTTATTAACCGCATCAATGTATAAGCATTGAATCTCTGTTGCAAACTGCTTTAAACCTTCGTCAAGTTTAGGCACGTTAGTCCTTTAGTTTAAGAGGGGTTTCTTCCCGTACTGCATCAACAAGCCCGTTATGCCTTGCAGCGCACTCGTTGTATTGCGTAGCCCATCTGGTTAGCGTGATGAGCAACATGCCGCCAGTTGTGCCTTCGTGCTTTGGTAGCTCGTCACATTTAGTGAGTAGGTTTGCTTGTATCGGTGCTACCCGCTCTGGCTGCTTCAATGAGGCGCAGGCCGTCAGCATCAAGGCACACATTGTTATAAACAGGGCGGTCAATAAGCTTGATGGTTTCATTGTTGATAATCCTTTCGTTGGCCTTGAGCTTTTTAAGAGTTTCCTCGAGCGTTTTGGCTTGCCTGTCCTCCCCTTCACGGAAAGCGTCTACCATTGCGGCCTTAGCATCAGCTATTGACTTATCGCGCTCTAGCCAGCTTGTGCGCTCTAATCGCTGTCCTACATAGAAGCTTCCATACATCAGGCACAAAAAAGCCGCTAATGCGGCTATGTATTTGATAGGCACAGAGCGCGTTCCTTTTCTCGTCGTATCGCTAATCCTCTAACCTTCGTGCCATTGTCATATACCCACTTGGATAGCTCATTGCATCCGGCTGTGTGATCGCCGGCATTAAACTTCTTGACTAGGGTGGATTTGCAGAAAGCGGATTGGCCTACGTTAAAGGTGAAGCTCACCAGAGCATCGTATTCATTCTGGTTAAGTGGTGAGGTGATGCATCGCGTTACAGCTTGTCCGGCTTCTGATGCGTTGCGTTGGAGTTGGTCTAGGGCTTGAGGAACGGTAACTGGCTTATTGGCATTGTGAGTATTGCCAAAGCCATTAGTGACTACGCCACCACCGTCCTTATAAGGAGTTGGCGAATAGCTCTCTAGCATGGCTATCATGACAAGCCCGACTGCGGATAAACTAATCTTCGTCGCGTTGTTCATGTGATAGCTTCTCTAATGCGTCTGGAATGTCACCTTTGCGATGGATAGAAAGGTTATCTATGAGGTCTTGGCGCTCCTTGCGGTCTATCGCTTCGCGCCTGAACTTGAAGAAGATATTAACCAATAGCCCGACTAGGCCAATCAGCACACCTAAAGCGGCTGCATTGGTATTGAGGAAGGCAAGCCCGACAGCCATACCAGAGCCTGTGTACTGAATCTTAGTGCCTACGTCTGCAATAGTTTGCGCGGCTTCTGACTTATCCATTTTGAATTTCCGTGAAAGTGGTTGCGGTTCCCTTGACCTTCTGGGCTGTGTTAGCGGCTAGATATAATCCAATGGACCACTTGGCTAGGTCAGTAAAGTTATCTGCTGATATCTTCCCGTACCAAAGAAGAACAGCGCTTAATATCACGGATAGGGACGCAAGCAGGAATCTGCGAGAGGCGTATTTATTCATTTGCTGGTTTCCAAATAATTGCGAGCTTTGGAAATAGGTGCTAAGGTGCAATCGCCGCTAGTGGCGGGAGAGCCTCGGCAAGCTCACAGTACGGTTGTGGGTAAGCGGCTGGCAGCATGTTGATAGCATGATGCTGGTCGCTCTCTTTTACTTCTTTACGTTGTCTAACTCGTCATGATTGAGCCACGGGCATACAGGCACAAACATTTCCTGTCTTGTCAGCGCAAACCACCATAGCCGGATGCGGTTGATAATGTTGCTTGCATCGGTTGGCGGCTTGCCTGGGCGCACCCATTGGATGATGGTGAGAATGCCGATCAGTGTTGGGAACCACATACCTAGCCATAGCCATATCATTTGCAGTGTCCAGGCTCAAAGTAGTTGAGCAGCTTGCAGATTAGGTTAGCCAGCTTGCCGCGATATCCTGATGCAGACTTTAGTCTCTCTGTGCGCTGAGTCAGTAGCCATTCTTTCGGGATATCCCAATAGATCAAACTGAACCAAGTTATGTTGACCACACAATCAATGACAGCACCGATCACCATCACTGTGTAATAAGACAGGCTATTTTTCGGCAGCCTGGTATAGGCGATGTAAACAACAAGCAAGGTAATGGGGTTGAATAGCCAGATCATGACAGCGCCTTGATCTGTGCACGCAAATCAGCAGCAATTGCATCTGTATCTTTCAGCCCGCGATAGAATGGATTGGCAGCATAAAGCTGCGGCTCAGAAAGCCCGGCAGCAGCTCCTTGTTGTTGGCATAGCACAATGAATGCTTCTCTAGCGCCACGAGGCATGATGGCCCTGTATTCAATATCCAATATCTGAGACTTTAGAAGTGAAATTTTCTGCTCATTAGTAGGCTCAGGCTTTACTCTTGACCAAGATGTATCTATTTCATCCAGAAGGCTTGCGACTTTAACTGTTGAACCGTCAGCTTTATACCAGATGCCGCGAGTGTCATCTTTCAATTCCCAATTACTATCATTCCAGTAGTTGTATTTACCTTCTTCAACGATATTTGGCTCAATATCAGTTGAGCAGTTCGGGGCGATATACACGCCATCTTCAAGCGGCGATTCCTGAGCGTCATATGTGCCTAAGCACTCTTTGGTTATTTCATCAAACAAGTAAAATGTCTTCATGATAATTCCTAGTATTTAACCCATATATTGGCTCTGGCAGCAGCAGGCAAATTGGTGCCAGTCGAAGGCGTGGTGCTTACAGCCTCAGTTGGGCCGTTAGCGACATAAACAGAAGCGCCATTTGCGCCTGAGAGTGTGAAAGTTCCAGCAGTGCCAGACTGATTCTTACCTGTACCAGTAGTGTTAACGCCCAACGTAGCAGACGTGCCGTGAGAGATTGTGTAATCAGCAGGGAACCAAGGCATTCCGAACGTGGTTGATCCATCACCAACACCCCAAGGCGCGTAATAAGCGGTATGCACACCAGATTGGCTACCTGATGTATTGATTGCCGCGCCGCCTACGGTTGCTGATAGCTGGAATGTATTGGTTAAAGCATTAACGATGTAATAAGTGGTATTCGCTACCAGTCCGGTAGGCAGTGCGCCGGTAGTAGAAAAAGCAATTGGATTGTCATTGACAAGACCATGGGCAGTCCATGTGACAACGCCGGGGCTGGCTATCGTAATTGTTGCCACAGACTCTTTGTGTAATGCCGCCCATAATGCAGCATAAGTCGTTCTTGATATATTTGTCTGCGCCACAGGGACTAGTAAGCAGCCTGTGCGATTAGCTACTCCGCTGTTGAATACAAAATCTCCGACCTGTACGCCAAGACTTGAAGCCAATACCACTTTTAACTTATTTGAGTCACTCTGATCTTGCACATATACCAGATCATTGGCCTGATCTAGCGTAACGGTAGCAGCCGTCAGCGTTTGAAGTGCGCTCATTGATGTAATGTCGCTGTTAGCACCAGATTCTGCAATTGTATTGGGATATGAAGTGTTGTCTGGGGTCAATAAGCCGAGTTCTACAGAATTCAGCCCAACGTCGAGAACCCCGCTGTCAAGAGCTAATGTGACCAGGGTTGAAGCGCCAAAGACTGACGCCGAAATATAACCATACCTATCCCCAGCGCTAACAGCGGCCTTCACCCTGCGATTTATTGTGTAGTCTGAAGTCCTGTCGCCTGGGACGCTAAATTGATTTGTGCCAATATAAGTTGCAATATCTCCGTAGTCCTGCCACTGGCTGATAGTTACATTAACTTGGTTAACCCCGATTATGTTTGGGAAAGTCCTGATGACGTTTCCGTTGGCATCTTTTAATATAAGGTCGTACGCAATGCCATTCGCTAGCCATATCTCTGAAGGCGGCTCTCCGCGAGGGTTTAATTCAATTGGGTTTGTATGATTTGGGATGCCAGTAGAATCGGTATATGTTGCGGCATCGGTAGACGTTCCTGCTAGAACGGTCTGGATTAGCCCGCCACTAAGGAAATCACCATTATTGTCGAACTGTGACTCTTGCAGAATTGGGCAAAGTTTTACTAAAGCCATAATATTGACCCTTAGAAATGAAAAAACCCGCTCTAAGCGGGTGTATACTTACAAAAATGGAATTTACTGATTACTTACTTATCAAGGCTTTGGTGATAGTTATTGCGGCATTCCTTGCTGGCCTATTCGGGTTTATTCGGTAGCCAATACAGGAATAGTCCGTCCTGCGTTCTGCAAATATTGCTTCATGAACCCAGGGTTTCTTTCCAATAGCTTCCTAGCTAATGCGGGAGAGCCAAGCGCCTTATTTGTTAATGCAGCACTTCCAGCTCCAGCAGCAGCAGTTAATGGGTTGACATAAGCACCAAGCCCGAAAGCTGAGCCAATAGCACTGTTCTGCAATAATGCCCTGTTGCTACCGCCAGTTTGGGCCACACGATCAGCAACATACTTGCTGCCTATTTGGGACAAGTCTGCAAATGGCGAGCTTGAAACATAATTCCCATAACTTTTAGCTACCTGATTAGGCAATAATGAAGCGGGAATATCTCCAGCCTCCCTCCCTGCAACTCCAGCCTCGCCCTTGCTCAATAAAGGCTCTACCGTCTTATATGCTTTGTACTGAGCGCGGTTAAGTGTTAGCGCGGCGGCATCCTCTGGCGCAATGCTTCTGTTGAATGCTGAAATCACGCTCTGGCGCATATCATTAAGCTCATTCTTCAGCCCAGATGAGCTTTCGGCGCGGCGGCGTAGGTATTGTTGGAATTTGTTTGCAACATCACCTGGCACAAGGCCATTAGAGGCTTTGCTTTCAAAGTCGGCAATCTCAGCTAATAAGCTGTCACCCTCGTTTCTTGGTAGTTTTCCTGCCTGTTTGCGCAATGCGTCAATCTCGCTAGTCAGCTTACTATCAACCTTAATGGAGTTTTGCCCCCATATGCGATCAAACTCTGACCCCATGCGCTGTTTAGATGAATCAAGAACCTCAGGGGTTAGCTTGGTAGCATCAGCCCCAAAAGTCTTGCCAACGGCCTTATTAAAGCCCTCCTGAACTGCATTCTTCTGCTTCCCGCCAATGCTTCCAATGAATGGCATATCATTAAGAATTGAGCGTGCTGACTTCACCATTTTGTTATCTGTTATGTCTGAAACACCGAGGGGGATTTCGTACTTATTGATAGCGGTTGATGCTAGTTGTTCATCTTTTGGGGCTAATACTTTACGGAACGCATTACCTGTTGATCCAGCAAGCTTTGTCACCATTGGGAGTGCGCCACCAATTACAGCTCCAGTATTTGCTTGCTCTGGGTCAACAGCTCCAGCAGTAACATAGCCATTAGCAGCGCCTCCTAATACCCTCGTAGCAGCATTGGCAAGCGCGTTACCGCCAGTATTGCCTAATGAGAACCCGCCGCTTTGGATTGAGCTTGCCAAACGACCAGCAGCAGGAGCCAACCTTCCGAGATATGGCGCTACGGCAGCGACAGGCTTTGAAGCAAGGCCACCCAAAGGCATAGTGAAGCCTATGTCGCCAGTAATCTTGCCTGTCTTGAACATGGCGCTATTGGGGTCTGCATTTTCGGCAACTGCTTTATCAAAATCTGCCCTATTGCGCTCGGCTATCCCTACCCTATTGTCACCTTGAAAATAATCAATAGCCTTATTAACTGGAGTCATTAATGTGCTAGAGATACGCTGTGCAGATGTGAGTTGGCCTAAAGCCAAATCCTTCACGCCTTGAACAAAGCCCCCTTCTTTTTGTGGCGCTGGATGCTCTTGCGCAACTTCCTGCGATACGGGCGGCTTGTAACTCACGACATGATTGAGAACCTTTATCTTCTCTTCTTCTGGAAGACCCTGGAAGTCCTGGTCTTTACTGGCTAGATGCTCAACAACTTTTGCACGTTCAGCCTGTGGCAAGCCAAGGTAATCACCGTCATTAGCTAAGTCGGAGAATTTCATTTATAGGCCATTCTTTTTAAGGAAATCAGCAGCAGATTTGACTTTGCCAGTTGGCTTTGTAGAAGTAGTGCCAAGGGACGATGGCTGATCCTCATAGCCAGTTGTGTCTATTGGGTCTTTGCCATAGTTTGAGCGAATTCCGTCGATGTTCATTTTGCGGAGGTTGACCGCGCGCGAATTTAATCGCTGAATTTCCTGTAACCGCTGCTTGACTACGCCCTGATCGTTGATGTTGTCGAACAGCTCATTCCATGCCCTTTGTGCATCGCCATCAGTCTGAACGCCCTTGTTTAAGCGAAGTGAATCATTGCGAAGCCGTTCCATAGTGGTTTTGAATGAGCCAAAATTGCGGCTTTCTTCGCTAGAAATTCCGGCCTTGTTGCGAACCCCATTAACGATATTGTCAACAAGTCCAAACTTTAGCTTTCCACTATCTATCTGCTTCTGAACTGCGCCCAAATCAGCATTAATACTTGCCGCAGTGCCAATAGCATCAAGCTCTTCCTGCTGAAGTTTCAATGCAGCAGTAGGCAATGGCTTCCCGCCAGCCCCAGAAGCTTTATCCGCTGGGCCACCTTTAATAGGAGATAGTGAGCCGTCAGGATTGAATTGATAGCCTGATGGCGCTTTACTGCCTGTGCTTTCGCCTGATTTGCGGATTCCAGCTACGGTAATAGCGTTATCGCGATCAAGCTGCTTCTGCGTGTTGTTGTTTGAAATAGAGGCAACAGAATCTGGGCTTTGAGTATTATTAACGCTGTTGACTACCTTGACCTGGCCGCTTACAGGGCTTATTGCAACGGTATCTGTAGAGCCGCCAGTGTTGCGAGTCTCATATTTCGACAGCTGGTCTTTAGCATCCAATGCGGACTGGAAGTATTGCGTTGCCAATGCCTTTATCTGTGCTGGGTCTTCCGGCATAGTCTGAATGGCTTTCTGGTAATCCGCATCTGGCAATGCTCCACTTTGGCGGAGCTGCTCCAGCCCTTGCAATGCTAGCTGTTTTGCATTCTCTGGAGTGGCGTTTTGGCTAACATAGCCAAATACTTGCCCAAATAGCTCATTATGCTTCTTTGCGCTTTCTAGTTGCTTGCTATAGGTTTCTGCTTTAGTTTTAGTGCCATCAGCTATTTGCTTGTCCACTACAGCCCCTTGTTTGTATAGCCCTTTGCCATATAAAAGCTCGCGTGCCTTGGCTAAATCTCCTCCCGATTCCTGATAAGCCGTTTTCGCTTCGGTATCTTCCTGCAATGCGCGCTGACTAGCTTGTCGTGACTCGAATGCATTTTGTAGCTGCATCTGTCCTAGCGCGTTTTGTTGCTGCTCTTGGCTGCGTTCAAAGGCGGATTTAACCTTCGGCGCTTGAAACCCTAAGATTGCTTGTGTTGCGTCTACCATGATTTATCCTTAGAAGGTGTAAGATGGGATGCTGGAATATCCAGGCGCTTGCTGGCCCTTGCTCCACCAATCTCCGAACGCATTGCCAAGTCCACCCAATGCACCACTCCATGCATTGGCACTTCCCATAGTTGCCGCTGCATTATTAGCGCCAATCTGTCCCTGTGCGCCTGCAATTGCTGTCCCTATAGCCTGTCCTGATTGAGCAGATGTATTGACGGCGTTTTGCCCTGTTTGAACGCCACCAGATAGCATTCCGTAGGTGCTGGCCTTGTCATTCATGAATCTGCCGTAAGACTCATTAGCTTTGGTGCTTCCGTAGTCATTGCCCCACTTTGTTAGCGCCTTTTCTGATTCGCCAGAGTCAAACTTGCCAGTAGCTAATGCGCGATTGTTAATCGCTTTATTGCCGTTATCTAAGCCAAACTTAAGCCCAGATTGGTATACAACATCATTATTCAAATCGCTTTGATCAAACTTCTTCATTAATGAGCCGTATTGACTGTCTGCGGTATCTAATGGAGAGAAAGAGTCAGCGCCAGGAAGTTTTGAGCGAATGAATCTGTCAATCTGTGTAGAGTCCGAATCTTTGGTGTATGCGCCGCCACCCGCACGGGTGTATTTATACTTGTCATAGTTCATCTGCTGGAACTCATCCCATGCAGATTTGTAGGCTGGGTCGGATGAATATAGCGCCATGTTTGGCTTTGGTATTCCTGTTGTAGTGTCTACCAATGTTCCATATTTAGCGTTATATTGGCCTTGCGATGTAGGGTCGGTGATGCCCAATAGGTAAGACAGCTTGTTGACAGCCCCAGCGCCAAAGTCTCGATATGGCTGAGTTTGCCCAAGGGTGCGTGCGTCAGTGTTTCTTAGTTCTTCTATCCCCATTGCAAGCCCAGCATTAGCGGCCCCACCCGAGTCTTGAGCAGCATCATCGCCCATCATGCCGCCAACGATGCTTACGCCTGCGGTGACAGCCGTCCCCATGTCGTTGTAGCCTGGGTGCTGAATTAATGGGTTGAATTTATTGTTAAACATGGTAGCCCTCGTACTTAACTAACAAGCCTTTGCGTTCGGTTGGCTTTAATCCGAGTTTTTCTAAAAAGTTAATACCTTCGTGGTTTCTCATATCCGCCCATGTAAATACATTTGGCCCATCTCGCGTCCATAGCTCCCAGAAAGCTTTCATGGTCTCTTTGTTGCACCACAGCCGCTTATATCCGTCTAATATTGATATATGGCCTTGGCTGTCCTTGTATATGCAGCCGCCTATGCACTTTTCACCGCGATAGAAGCCTAGTATTGCGTGGCCTGATAGGGAGGCCTTGAACTGCTCCAAACTAACGCCTTTAAGCTTCTCCGCTATGCAAGGCACTTGATTGGATGCCTCATACATTGCATCTAATGCATCCCTGTCAAAACGCGCCTCGGTCTTCATACCGAAGTGCCATCAGGCTTATGCCAAACATTGGGAGTGCCTAATGCATGGAAGCTAATGTGATATCCCAAGTCGGTTGCGTAATAAGTACGCCCCACATAAAGGTTCCTTGTCGGGCGATCAGCAGACAAGCCAGATTCTTGTATAGCGAATAACAGCACATAGGCTTTATTCCACCATTCAAGCCCGATATTGGTTGATGGTGGGTCTATCATGCTCATTGCAGGTAAGCTCCTGTAATGGCTACCTGAATAGGGTCGGTAATAGTTAACTCAAATACAAAGTCACGCCCACGGCCCAATCGATTTGCTATAGCACGAGTCCTGTATTCCCCGATTTTCCCAAGCCCTATCCGGCGCTGATTGCCCCATGTATGACCGTTATCGCGGCTGATTCTGAGTAGTGCTACAGGGTCGGAGCCTTGGCCCGTCGCCAGCCCTTTACCTGTTTCCATCTCTATCTGCAACTTGCTCAGTGCCAACATCTCGCCGCTGTTGTTGATATGCCTCCCTGTCAATCTGCGGGCAATCATTTCTCCGTTGTCGGTGGAAACGTTTTTATCAAGGAAATAGACGTTCCCGTTCTCGTAGTCGCTTACTAGGCGGCGATTGATGTATTGAGTGTAAGTCTCTGCGCGATGGCGGCTGATACCGTTGCTTTGCAACTGCGACCATGCGCCTGTTGAGCTGTCATAAAGCCATGTCTCCCCCATTGTCGGGAATGTGATCTGGTACATGGAGTGCGCATCTTGCATGTAGCTGAAGGCCGTTGCATCGCTCACTTCGTTACCATCGTTGAATATGTGCGCCATATCAGTGCCAGTCACATCAACAGGCGCATAGCCTTGCAAGCTGATTACCTTCACCTCGCCTTCACGATTGCGGCCTAAGAACATCAGCGAGTTGTCTGATTTTGATAGCGAGAACCTAGCCGCTAGACCCCACTCGATAGCAGAACCTTGAATAGCAGAAAATGGGAACTCTTGCCCTCCTGATACTCCGTGGAATTCAGTGGTCTTTTGCCCGAACAGCTTTAATTGTCCGTTCTCGGCTATGACAGAAATCAAATCGTCAGGGTTTGATTCTGCGTTAGCAAAATCAAGCGAAGGCCAAGATAGCCCGTTATAAATTCCAGATATGTAATAGCGCCCGGAGTTGAGTATCGATGCAACAAAATAACCAGCTAAGAAAGTAATGGATTGTGGTCTTACAGTTCCTAATTCAACCTTCTGGAATGCGTTGACTGTGTATGTGCCTTGAACCGTAGCTGGGCCGCCAGGATCAGATAGCATCGTGTAGGTGAAAGTATCTGTATCAACCTGAGCAATGTTAAATGTGCCGTTATAGGCAGAAGGAGATGCCCCTGTGCGGGTGATGCTTTGTCCGTCATTCAGGTTATATGCAGTAGCAGTGTTTACTGTGGCCGTAGTTCCAACGTTCGTGCTTGAACTAATAACAGCAGGAACAGCGGGTGACGTGTTGTATATATAAAGCCCATAGCCATCAACAATAGCTATCTGTACGCCGTTATCACTGAAAGACACATTGCCTACTGAAGTTTCCAGCAATCCTAGAGAGGTTTTATTCCCGGCGTTATCTACACGCCACAGCACTCCACGATGAACGAAATAGGCGTAATCGCCCTTCTCATAGCTGCCACGAACAGGCGTATCGCCAAAATTTACGAATGGGGATGATAAGCCTGGTGTTCCATAAGCGGTAACTAGCGTCTTGTCTTCTTTAAGCTGTGGCGTGAACTCAAGGTACATGTTCAAGCGATGTACTTTAGAGACATTTGGGCTTTTCGCTTGCTCGCCAATGCCCCATAGAGATACTTTTTTCAACGCAGCACCCTAACGCTAGGCCGAACGCGGATAGATGATGCGTTATAAGCAATATTGCGCTCGTCATACTCGATTGAATTCTTGATATCAAGGTAGCGCTGCGTCCATAAAGCCAACTTTTCTGGCAACGCCCCGTAAAATGGCTCACCTTCGACTAAAGCGGCATAAACAAACAGGTCTTCGTATGCAGTAAAGAAGGCATTAGGCCAAGCGGTTTCCAATGGCTCCATGCGATACTGATAGCGGCCATTAATCGCAGTGCCATCCGTCAATGGAGGCGAGAAAATCAACTGATTGCCAGCCGTGGCGAAGTATTTGCAATCTCCTGAGCGCTGATAGTCATTTTCATTGCGTAAAAATTCTTCTGTGACGGCTTCCAGTGGCTTGCCGTCTGTCCATATCTTGGTAACTTTGGACAAGTCAGCGGGAATAGACACTGCGTTATTCAGGCTCGTTAATGCGGAAAATGCTTTCTGGTTGAAACGCGACTCCACATCGCGATACACGCGCAACTCACCCATGCGGGCAATCGTTCTGAGCGTGTCCGAGTCAAGCACCGTCCCTGCAACATCTTCACCGTCCAGAAGTTGGACTATGCGATTTAGAAAGCCAGCAAATGAGGTAATCACTTGATGCCCTTCATGATGATATGTGCGTCATTGAGCTTAGGAGCCGCCAATAGATAGGCGTATTGCGGGTCTTGCAGCTTCTTTTCCATGATGATGCTGAACTCATTGCTGAATATGTTCATGTTGCCGTGCTGACGCGACCATTCCATCATCAGCGTCATAGGTATTTCGGCAACGTGTGTCATATCACCATCAGACGACATGCCTGAATAGCGGTTATCGCGGCAAGCCTTTGTATATTCAAGGATTCCAGCTGCGTCCTGCTTATCCTCGACGAAGATAGTGCCGTCATTCTCGAATGTCATTACCGTGTCAGTGATGCCGCCAACGTGTATTCTTTCGGCCATTTACAAGCTCCATGAAGCCCCGAAGGGCATTTGGTTTACAGAGGGACTAGGCCGATGGTAATAACGCCAGTAGCGGCGGTAAGCGTGCCAGTAAAGTCAACGCCTAATGCTGTGCCTGCCGGGATTATTAAATCGCCTGCTGTGGTTGATAGAGTTAGTGATTGGTTAGTGGAAGCCGTGCCTTTTAGGTCGTATGTGCCGCTATGCACTGCTGTACCTGAAGCGATTGCAGTGCCGGATGCAGCTTTCTTGATGGCAGCAGTGACCGCGCCGCCGTCAGAGCCTATTACTGTGGGCCGACCGATGATTGAACGAACGATGTATGAGCGGGTTGCAATAAATGCTGTTTTGTCTACAGATGCCGCGTTGTATTCAATATTCACATTCACAAACTCGCCATAACCGCCATCCACGCCGACCAAACCAGCCGAACCGTCACCGTCTTGTTTAACGTTGATTGTCATGATATTTCCTCATAAAAAAAGGCCAGCCCGAAGGCCAGCCTGTTTGTGCTAACTGCCGATTAAAGGACTGTCGTGGTCAAGTCAGCCAATACGCCATGTGCCGATTCTGCCAACACGCCTAATGTAAGGTTTGTCCAGAACTGACCCTTTTGTGACAGGCCGGTAACAGCCAGGTCTTGATACTGCATTGGCTCCAAGGTGCGGACTTCGATGTAGTCAGGGTTGATGAAGTGCATATCACGCTCACGCTGGAAACGATCCATCACAATCTTCAGTGGGCCGTAGTCTGATCGATACACAGAAATAGAGGCATTCAACTGACCGTCTTTCAGCTCATAGAAACGTGTGCTGTTGCCGGACAATTGGCTGGAGATGTTGGCGCGGTTAGCTGGGCCAGCAAATACAGTGGTAGGCATATCGTTAGCATTGGTAGCGCACGATACGATCACGTTTTTAAACAATGTTTCTGTGAAATTGCGTTGTGTGCCGTCAGTTGCAGCAGCAGTTGCCGAACCGTTAGCGCCACCTGCACCGCGAGAAACGTTGGTCACATACCATGAAGGAAGTGAGCGCATCTTTTGGGCAGTGCCAGCCAAACCAACAACACGTGCCTGATTCAGGAAGAAGGTAGTCTCAATGTCGCGTTTCAGCTCTTTGGACTTTTTCACCTTCTGGCGATTCATTTCATTGGTAGCGCCGTATTTCTTGATGGCATTTTGTGTAGTAGTAACGGATGCAGTCTTGTCGAACAACTGGCAATAGTTACCAACACGAGCAGGAGTGCCTGATACATCAATCGTTGCGTCATCACCTTCGATGTTGGCATTGGATGTATCAACAGCAGCCAGAGATTCAACGGGCCATTCTGTGTAAGTGGCTTCGGCTTTGCCGTTCTTTGCCATTGTCAGTAATGGGGTATCGAAAGGCGAAACGTTCATGATGATGTTGCTAACATCTTCAGCGTTGTAGGTTGATTGGTAAGTTTGCAGCGTGTTGGTTGGTACGGCCATCAGGGTAAATGACTCGATCAACCGTAATAGATTGAAATGCTTAAACATGATTATTTTCCTCGTTCAATGGCTGCAAAAGCTGCCTCTGCGGCGCTGTCTGAGCCTGTCTTGCGTAAATGGGTAAATGCGGTGTCTTTGTTGCTAACCTTCTTTGGAACGGTGCCAGGTTTAAGCACCTTGGGAGCGTCTTTAACTTTGTCTTTAAGTCCAGGCTTGGAATCCTGCAACTTGTCGTACTTCATGGCTTTAATCGCCAATTCAGCCCAACGCGGATCGGTAATTGTTGCTATTTCATCAAACTTGTAGCCTTTATCAACCGCATAAGCTGTCAACTCAGTGCCAAGCTTTTCTCCCCATCCAGTCACGTTCTTTTTCAAGTAATCGTTAAGTTCGGCACGCTTGGTGTTGAGTTGTTCTTGCTGTGCTGCGGTGATCTTTCCCTTAATGCCTTGCAGGGATGCCACTTGCTCGTTCAATTGCGTTTTGGCGGTCATCAAGTCGGCGGCTAATGCTGCGTACTCAGCTGGGTTTTTCGTGCGCAAATCGGCCCAATCAAGAGCTTCTAATTGCTTGACACGGTCTTCATGCAACAGGACGACAGCGAGGTTTTCAGCATATTGCTGGCTAGCCTCGAACATCTCTGTTGCTGACTTCTGTACGGTTGCCGCTTGCTCCTGAACTTTTGCAAGTTCCTGAGTCTTCTTGCTGTAATCGGCTTGGCGTAAAAGGGCTTTTTCAAGCTCAGGCGGCACCTGGTATTCCTTGCCGTCAAACTCCACATTCACCAGTTCAGGTTCATCATCTTCCTCGGCTGGTTCTTCCTCTGATTCCTCAGTGGATTCCTCGTCGGTAGACTCGTCCTCTGCCTGCTGTTCTTGTGCTGTTTCCTCTACTTCACCATCCAATTTGCCAAACGCTTCTGCTGCCTGGTCTTCGTCTAAGCTTCCTGCGTCAGGAGTATTCGATTGTTCGAGTTCCTGAGTTTGGTTCTGCTCTTGTTCCATGTTTAAAACTCCAACTGTGAAAAAATGGGCAATAAAAAACCCGCCGTAGCGGGTTGGTTGTAATTAGGTTCCTAGTATTCGTCGTAGTGTCGAAGGTCGCTCAAGCTGCTTCTGTGCGATCTTCCCGGTGTCAATATGCGTCTCGATGACTTGCTTTACCTTATCCAAGCACTTAATCATCCTGTGCAGGTCTTGTGCATGCTCATTACGCACGTCTGGGAGGCTTGCTAGCGCTTCCAATACGGCGGAGCGAGTATCTGTGAAGGCTAAGTCGAATAGCGGGTTAGCTAATAGCTGCTCGGCTTGGCTTGCACGTAATATCGCTTGCTCTATTTTGTCCATGCGTTACCTTTATGACGTAAAAAACCACCAAAAGGCGGCTAATTAATTAAAGAATCGTGCGTTTATTCTTTGGATTATTCCGAGCTGGGATAAATATCATGCCAGCAATATTTGTAGCGTTTGCTGTATTGTCATGGGTAATCATCACGCTGTTATTGGTAGCATCCCCTGCCTTGAAGAAGAACTGTCCAAGATGAGGCCAATAGCCACCTTCTGCCGTGTATGTTTCATTCAGCGTGGTTGTGAATACAGTAGAGCCTTGCGACTTAACAGTGAATGTTGGCGTGCCGCGTGTAGTGGTGCTGGTATCTACAAACCTGACATACACGTCATACAAAGTGCTTTCCTGCAAGGTGGGCTGGAATTCTTTGGTATTAGTTGCCGAGGTGGCGTTGCAGGTGGCGATGGTAGTAGTGCCGCAAATGTATGTGGCGCTAGTCCCCCAAGTCCCAACAGTAACTACCGTGCCTTGATTGTATGTGCCATCAGCAGATAGCGAAGCTCCACCATAGTTACGCCATCCATAGATATCCTGGTAGTACAGCACATCAGCATCAGTAACGCCTTGCAGCGTAGTGCCTTTCTGTGCAGCGAGTGCGGCGTTAATCCCAGCGCCTTCTGCTATGTTGCCAAAGATAGGCTCCAAGCGGATAGCGCAGTAAGCAGCGTGTGTCATGGAGCCTGCACATACAACTGCAAGGTTGGTGCACTCTGAAACCTTAGGCATGTATATGCGGCGAGGAATACGATTCCCGACGATAGATACTTGCGCACCAGTCATTGCGCCTTCTTGCTTGAGAATTCCAGCCGAGGCCAGGTTCTGGCATGGATGTGAATCAAAGGCGTAATAGGCTTGGGCTACTTGGTCAGTAAACGCATTCAAAGCCCCTATATTCTGGGCCTTAACCACGAAGTCACCGATCATGCGGCGGCCTTCTCGTGGGTATGGGTAGTAGGACATGCCAGCGTTGTCTACGAACTCGTCAGGGCATAGCCCCCATGTCAGCATGCTAGTGCGTAATGCTGCTGGTACTGCGGCTACTGTTGCAGGTGTAGTGTCGTATTGCAGGAAGTAGAACCAGCCAAGTGTGTATTGCAGGATATCTTCGTTAATCTGTGCTCGCTCATCCCATGTGGCTGTGGCGTACCTAGTAGAGTCTGGGTGGATGTAATCTAATGAAAAGATGCCTTTGTTATTCGCATCACGCTTGTTAATCGTTGCAGGCGGGATAGCAGGGAAACCATTCTGGAAGTTCAATACATCAGTAGCATTAGTCCAGCCTGAACCATTAGCAACTAAGTGGCGGCGGAATAACTCATAATTAGCGGGGTTATAGTTGGATGGCGCAGGGAACGCAATCTTGCTTGCGTCATTGGTCATTGCAAGACGCATGCCCATTGCCTGCACGGTAGTCTCGGCATTGCCATTAGCCTGCAATGTACCTGCTTGCACGTAAGGCAACAGGCCAGAAGCAGAGTCGCCAGCGATGATGTACGGGTCTACTGGATTGGTAGGCTGATTGGCTGCTGCAGTAATCGTACCTGCTTGATACCCTGTCTCGGTGTATTGAGCTAGCGCTTCGCGGCCTACTGTGTAAGAGCATCCAGCCAGTGGCAACAGATCGCCCCAATAGGTTGCATCAATGTACTGCTTGGCGTAGATCGTACCCATCGTGTCAGTAGTGACTGATGAGATAGTCGTACCTGACTTTGCGAGTCCGGTGATCTTGACGTAGTTATGTACCTGGATATCTTCTTTCTGCAACATGCGGTTCAGGATGACCTGCATCACTTTGTTTTCGCATGAGTAGTTATTTACACGGTAGTAATCCTGCAGGCCAAAGTTGTAAATCTTGTCGGCGTTGTTGTATATCTCGGCAACGATTCCAGTGATGGTGCTGCGCATGAACGTACCGCTTTGAGAATCGGTAAACGCTACCCCTGATACTGGCATGCCGCCTATATCTTCTCGCGGGTTAATCAGCAGCACTCTAGCGCCTTGACGCTTGGCTGCTATGGCTGCGCATATGCCAGCGAAGTTAGCCATGTAAACGACTACATCGTAGGGATTGTCGGCAGATGAGCCTAACCCGCTACTGCCGCCAACAGTATCACCTCTCCACGGGCCGCCCATCAGTTACGCACCTCAAGCAAGCCTATTGCTACCAATGCAGTAGCTCTGATGGCAGTGATCTTTCCAATCAGTGTGTCGCTAGTAGTAGCCGTCACCGACCCTGCGGGCCACGTCTGCCAGTTAGCAGTCCCGGCGGTCACTTTGCCTTCCGTAGAGGTTGAATATTCAACTGAAACAGAGCCGCCGCCACCAGGAACAGCGGTAATGGTAGTTTCTGGCTTAATGGCTAAAATAGGGTCGCTTGTCACCCCAATAGCTAGCGTTACTTCAAGAGTTGACATCTTCTGTCTCCGGTTGGCCTACTATGATTTTCATGACGCTTTGCAATAGGTCGCTCTGGGCTGACTGATGCTCAAGCATGTCGTTTTGGTGTTCCTGCAATGTGCTTACCACATCCTTTAGAAAGGCGTTTTCTTGCGATACCTTGGATATATCAACCTTTTGCTGCTCAAGATCAGCGGTATCAACAGCAACAGCGTGCTTCAGGTCTAATTCCTCTTTCTTAAGGCTGATTTCCTGCTGTTTAAGCGCAAATCCTTGCTTCAAGTCGTGGTTTTCTTGCGTCAATTGCTGAAGTTGTTGCTGCATTTCCTGCATTTGTTGCTGCATTTCAGGCGGGATTGCAGGCGGCTGCTCGCCTTCAGGTGGACGTGTGAAGAATTTCTCCGCATCCTTAAATCCTTGCGTCTTCGCCATCTCGGCGGCGGCATTGAATACGTTTTGTGGCTTGACTAGCCCCAATTGAGGGATAGCAGCCAGATCTTTCTGCGTATTGATGATGCTTTGTATGCCTTGCATCTTGATTTGGTTGTCAGAGTTGCCAAGGCCTACGCTGATGGTCATATCTGTGCGCGTTTTCCACTGGCGAGGGTCAACATTCACCCACTTGCCACGAAGTCGTACAGTCTCTTGCTGTGTGGAATGGCGGCGACATAAACCATGAATGCCAAGCATCAGCGGCTTTAGCCCGCACTCAGCAAATGTGCGCGATACCAGCTCGGCTTTTAGGTTGGATTGCTCGGTGATGATGCGAACGCCTGTGGCTGTCTTGTTCAGGCTATTGGCATCCATGCCTTGGTTATAACGGGTAAAGCCTGTACGGTTCTCTTTGGCGGTATCCCAATACTCAATCATGGGCTGGATGATGCCGCCGATAGGGGTAACAGGCATACTCATGACGTGATTTGATACGCCGCCCTGCGCTTTGTCTTTAAGGCGAACCACGCCGCCAATGGCGTTATCAAGCAGGTCGTCAATATTTACGTCATTGCTGACAAACGTGCGGTTGTTGTTGATCGTATAGATGTTGTCCATGTTTTGACGAATCAGCGTGGTCTTAACCAACTGAATCTCGACAGTCTCATCGGCAGGACACTTTCCGTAGAACTTAAATGCTTGCAGATATGGAGTCCAGGCGCAGAACGGGATTTCTTCGGTCTCCTCGTTCTCCAGGATGCGCTTGCCTACCATGCATATCTTGCGTAATTCAGCGATGCCGTCACCGTCATAGTCGGTCTGCATATAAATTTCACGGAACAGCGTTTCACGCATGGAGATATCAGAGAACTCGCCGTTGAATGTCTCAGTCTCGTCCGCATTTAAGCGGGCCAAGGCTTGCTGGCTCAAATCGGTATCGTTTGCAGACAGGTCGATATCTTTATCGTCAACCTCATAGCCCATCTCACGAATGGCTGACAGTGTTAGCTTCTGGCGATGCTCTACAAATGTTGCACGTTGTGGGTCTATACTCTTGGCATCACGACTAATAAGGAATTCTTCAGGAGGAACAACAGCATAACGTGCTTCTCCAGCAACCTTTGTTATACGCAGCTCAACGTCATGCATCATCATCTGCATGCCGTCCATCTCTACCATCTCTTCAGAGTGAGCCTTGACAGTGATATCCTTGTTGCCGTCGATCTCTTGCATCATCATTGCAAATTGATCGTCCGTCAGGCCGTAGTAACGCTCAATCTCAGCTTTGCGTGATTCATCCCACCAGTATTTAACAATGCCGTTCTTCTGTAGCAGGCCTGTCTTTACCCAATTAGTGAGCTGCTCGAATACGTTGTTCTTTTGCGTGACCACATAGTTGATGTAATCCGACTCTTGCTCTGCGGCCTCTACGTCTTCAGGGCCGTGCGGGTTGAATCTGATCACTTCATCTGAGCTTACAAATGGCTTAAGGATTTGCGGGGTCATGCCCTCAACCACATCAAACACGTCAGACGACATGACCGAGCTTCGACCTTCTTCCTCAGTACCTAGTGGCTTGGAGTTGTAATAGTCAGTCGCTAATGCCTGTTCGTCTGCAATCTCGCCGTTGAAGTAGCCAATGGCGTTACTTTCCTGTTGCTCAATAATGGCAATGAGCTGGATATCATCCATTTGTGCCATTTAGACGAGCTTGGCCTGTTGCGCACGTAATGCATTGATCTGATTTACAAGGTCGCCTAAGGCATCCTGAGATTCCACATCATCGATATCTGCTTTACGCAATGGAGCAGCTTCTACCAACAGCTCTTGAATGTCGGCTTCCAGTGCTGCGTATGACGCTTGATTGCCCTCTTGAATGGCTAATGTGCCTTCAGCAACCACCTCCACCACTGCATCAGCGCCTTCTACAACGTCAGCCATGTCAGGCGCTTCTTTAGCTTCTGCTAGCTTGTTAGGTATTCCTCTTGGCATTTCCTGTCTCCTGAAATGAAAAAACCACCCGAAGGTGGTTAAGTTATTAAGAATTTAAATCAGTGGCTTAATATACGTATGCCGTGTTGATATTCTCTACTTTTATATAGCGCTATTTCATAATCCAACTGCTCAACTGTTATGTCTATCGCCCTACACCTAGACTTATCAGCCTTCCGCTTTAGCTCTGACAGTGGAGCACGCATCCTGTGCGCAGCTATAATTCCCTGGCGGTGCGCAGGCTCTTTGTATATAGCAAATTGTTTCAATTTCTCGATTTTCATTGGCACATGTGGCACATATCCATGCTCCTATGCGACGAATCGCCGCTTTATGTTGAGTGGCGCTTGTGGCGCTATGTCGTTGTTTAACTGGTCTGCTACGCTTGCCAGGTATCTCAGTACATCAGCGCCGTGCGAGAACTCATCGTGCAATGGCCGTCCAGGCTCACCAGAGCTAATAGGGATGTTGCGTCTGTATCGCTTCACGCATTCAATGAGGCGCACAGTTTTGCTCTTATCGAACAGGAAGCGGTGAAAGGCCATACGTACTAGCCTGATGCCGTGCTCTATCTCAGCAATAGGGATTATGTTTACATCCCAGCCCATTGCTTCCAAGATTTCCTGAGCGCTCTTGCCGTACTTGTAGTCTTTGTGTGACCCATCGTGGGGCAACCACAAAGCCCCCCAGTTATACCGCTTGGCGTTAAGCTCTTCCGAGTACCAATCCAGAGTTTTATGCGAATCCTCGATGTACTCTATGATGCGCATTTCCGAACCCATACGCTGGGCCAAGATGATTGCCATTGAGTCGTTCCAGCCCAAGTCAAAGATTACGTGAACTTTCAGCATTGGGTCATAAGGTACGTTGCACACCCTTCCCTCCTCTAGTGTGCGGATCAGCTCGTCGCCATATATCGCCCCATCAACCGAGGATTTGCACTCGCCTTCCCATATATTCTTGTAGCTGCCAGGGTCTGCACGCATGCATAACAAGCGTTCATTCTCTAGCGTGTCCGGAAACCACGGATTGTCATCGTAGTTAATCTTGACGACGATGCTATCGGGACGCTTGTTTTCAACAAAGCGCACATAGGTTTCATCAGTATCAAGGTCAGGGTTAAACGATACCCATATCTCGGATGATTCTTTGCGGATAGTAGGGATTAAGATATCCCATGACTTCTTGCTGACGTTTTGCGCTTCCTCTACCCAACAAATATCACAGCCTTCAAATGACTTAATGGTGTTAACGGTGTGAGCGGCCAATCCGGTGAACGTGAACTCTGTTCCATTCATCCCGCGTATTTCTGTTTCGTATATTTCGTAGAATGATTCAAGGCCCAATGCGACGATACGATCACCAAGCAGCTTGTGTACTGAGTCCTTGATGGACTTCTGCACCTCGCGTCCGCATAAAATACGTAACTTACGGTTAGCGCCTTGTATCAGTAGCGCATCAGCAAATCCCCAAGACTTTGCCCCACCCCGCCCACCGTATGCAACCTTTACCCGCTTAGGCTCGAATAGGAACTGAAGCTTACTCGGAAGTTGAATTTTTTGAGTTGACGAACTCAATGGTTAATCCAGTGAATAGATGCTCTCCGTTCTCGCCAGCACCTTCAATACGCTGGGCCACCTTGCCCTCCAGCCTGTCGCCAATCTCCTTCATGGCCGCGACATCGCCGTCTTTAGCCTTGGCAAAGATAGCCTTGGCTGCCTTCTCTAACTCTTCTGGGTTTTGCACTATGTGCTTACGCAATGCATCAGACCAAACCTTGGACTTTGTTGCATTGTTGTTACCATCTTGCCCGCCTCTTGTAGCCATATTCGTATCGAATGTTATTTAATTGATTTAATTGAATGAGTTAGCACTTCTTCCCGGATTTCTTGCCTGGCATCTTCTTAGCTGGAACTGTTTTCTTCTGCATGATGTGTCCTTATTTGTTACAGCGTACTGCATGGTTTAAATATCGAAGGCTCCATGCCATATACGCGATCATCGTCTTGTGGCATCACGTAAAGCAATCCACGCTCGCCTGGTGTCCAGCAGGCCTCATATACTTTGCCCTTGAATAAGCTAGTGGCGCGATGAAGCTGCCTTGTGTCGGCTACCTGTGAGTCTTGGAAGTCGCTTACCTTAAACTTGCATGGCTCGTCAGTGAGAGCAATAGTTGCGCCTTTATCTGAGTAACATGCTAAATCTGTTGCGTGAGCCGGTAGTGCTAGTGCTGCGAGTATCAGTAATCTATACATGAAACCTCCGCGCATAAAAAAAGCACCCGTTAAGGTGCTTGTGTGTGAATGCATGGCGGTATTAATCAGCGCCGCCACGGACTTTCGACTATCTCACGCTGTTCTGATGAGCCTACTATCGTCTACTATGTCGTTATCGCCGGACAGTTCTTTTTCAACTGTCGAACCACCTAGCCACATGTCGACTGGCATCGGATAGCTTAATCCACATTAGAGCGGAGACTGTTTCATCCCTTTACCTAGGTTTGCGCTTAGAAGCACATCGGGCAGCCTCGGCACTAATGCAGACTATGGGCGTAAAAAAAGCCGCCAGTTTAGTGGCAGCTCTATATCTTTCACCGATGCTAAGCGACCCATCAGGGTCGTCAGCTCTCAACATTTAAGTTGGTATCAGTTATTTCAAACTTACTTATACGCCGATGAAAACTACTTGTCAACATTTATTTATGTGCATGAAAAACCAAATGAGGTCATTAGCATTTTGAATGAAATCACTAATGTCATCGACAATATAAATAAAATGGCTAATGCTGCAATTATAAAGCATATCCAAAATGGTATAACTAGCCACAATTCCTTACCCATCATCACCCTCCTATTTATCCAACATTCTCACTCTGTTTTGCACCATAAACTTAGCTTTACGCTCCATAGCATCATAGTCCCTCTGGTTTACCCTGTTCTTGCGGCAGAATACCTGTATCGGGATATAGGCATGTATCAGGCTGTAGATGATGATGGCTTTGTAGGGATTAGGCACATGAATAATCGCCCGTTCCAGCTTTAGCGCGTCATTAATATCAACGAATACTCGTGGCTGTGGTGGATGCCATGATGGTGGCGCACGATACCTGCCCTCTAGTGATGCTGTAACGCGATAGTGAGGCTTCTCTCTTGCCCAGTTAGACCAGTTGCGTAATCTTTCCTCTATGGTGGCTAGGCTGTCATCAACAAACTCTGGTGCTATTGTGTTCATGCCTTCACCTTTCCAAATAATTGCAATTTAGCTTCATCCTCTATCGTCTTGCGCTTAGCCATGTCTGGAACCTTTTGCAGCTCGATAATGGCTAAGGCGTTCTCGTTGAGTGCGCGTATGCGTAGCTGCTTCATCTCTTTGCTATCGGCTGGTTGTTGAGTTTGGATGCTGGCTAGTGATGATTTCATGCTGGCTCAACAGTCATTTGAGTTTCGCTGTCAATAGATATGATTCGATATACAAGAGGCTTTCTGTTTATGCGGAATATCCACATAAATAATGTCTCCCAGCATCCATGCTCTTTCCAGCAGCCTGATATTGTCATTTTCATACCGGCCTCATAATATTTAGTTGAGTTTATAGTGATGGTTGAAGAGTTCATTTAGTCAGCTTATAAACTTTGTCGCCAATGCGTAGTTGGCCTGTTAGCTCGATATCCTTCTTGATGTTATCGCGCATACTTCCACCAGTAGCTAATGCGCCGATAACAAACCCAATGACTATCCCGCATATCAAATAAATCATATTCACGCTCCCATATATATCGAACTTAAAGTGGATCCGCTTACCCATACCCGTTGATTGCTGCGTGATTGTGGCGATGGCTTATGCTCTGTGGTTTCATCGTAGATATCGCCGATTAGTGGCGGGATAAAGTCTGTATAGCCGAGCCAACTAGCAATACCTGCATCCTGGGGTTTGTTGATGATAGGAGCATGCTTGCGTGCATCTCTTGATGTAGAGATAACAGCCTTGATGCTAAGCTCTGGATTGATAGTGACTATTGCGCACATCCAGTTGCCAGATTCGTGCTTCTGGTATTTCAAGTCAATGCGGATATTGCCAAGCGGCTTTAGTATCTTCACGTAGGCTGATACTGTTGGCTCACTAACGCCAAGATGCTCGGCTACTTCTTTGCGCAGTCTTGGCTGCTGACAAAAGTCTACTATTTTCTGCATGTTGATTAACTTCTCTTGCGTAATTTTCATGACTGCTCCTTGATTAGTCGTTTACATTCCTGTTGATAGTGGGCTTTGAGTTGCTTTAGGTCGTCTATGCTGTAGTGCTTTGGCTCGTGTGGGCCTTCTAGCCATTCGACTTTTTCAAGCCCAATTTTCTTAATAAGCCGTACACGGTATCTAACAGCATTCCCCGACTTGTAGTTGTTGCAGGCGGAGCATTGTTTATGTACGTTGGATTCTTCAAAACGTAACTCAGGGGTGCTGCCAACGGATAAGTAGTGCCCGGCATGGTACTGGCCCCTGTGATGACGGCCGCACGATATGCAGGGCTTAAGCTCATCACGTAGGCGTATGTAATTGTTGAAAACACTTTGCACCTCCTTTAACCACTTTGATCTAGGCTTAATCGCCTCTAACTTAGCTTTAGTCTCACGCCTTGCAGCCTTCTCATCCTTAACTCTCTTCGCCTCTGCATGCTTCTGTGCACATGCAGGGCTGCATACAACTTGTGTTGACCTGAATAGCGGGAAGCGAACAGGGCAATACTTGCATTTGCGAGTTTTAAGAGTGAGAGGAGCGTTCATTTTTTAGGCTGCGTCCTCTATGTAAAAATCGCAGTTTTCTGCTGCCCATTGCAGCGTGAAGGTAATCAGGTCTGCATACTCGGCACGCTCGGCCTGTTCTGATGGCTTTACAGCGCGATACCATTTGTTTCCTATCTTGTATTCATCCAAGCCAAAATAATCAGCCTTAATCGCTTCCTTAACCTTTCCTGGCGTTTCTCCAATGTGTAGCCCTATGTCTCGGCACATGGCGTGAAACTTCTTGCGCTGATCGTGCGTCTTTGGCTTTTCACGATGGCATGTAGGGCATTTGCTCATGGCTGCTCCGCACACCATTGACACCAAGCCATATGCACAGGAAGCGGCACTTCATATTCCATAAATTGCATACCTGCCCATTCAGCGGGCTTCTCAATTAGCAAGCCCCTATCAATCAGCTTTTTCACTGTTCGTTTGGATGGCTGGTTATGTCCGCTAATTGTTGAGTGAAGATGCCAGCCTTGATATGTGAGCAGCCATTGCTGATTCTCAGTTAAATTTTTGAAGTCGTAATCACTCATAGCCAAACTCCTCATCGAAATTAAATCGTTCTTCTTGGTCATAGGGGTTCATGCTGGAATCTCCACATTTAATTTCGCCTCATCAGCCGTCACATAGCTGCCCAAAAGTTTTCCGCTAGTCATTTCGCCATCCCTGCCAAATGTGCATTTGTGAAGCTGATATGGCTTCACGTACAGCTCTGGCGGAAACGCTTTAGTAATCGTGTAGTTGCCGCTTCTCATGTGGTAGTTGTCCACTCGTTTCCAGTTATTCAACTGACAGCGCCTCTTTAGCGAACCTGACCGCGATGTCTGGATATTTCATCCCCTGCCCTACATCGCGCATAATGTCTTTAGCCCATTTGCGATAGTCGGTCTTAGGTTTAAGCTGTGCTGTGATAGCTTCCAGTTTCCTCAAGTTGGCGGCGCGTTGCTCATCGCTTATTACTGGCTTGGATAGCGCCAAAAAGTCTTTATGCTCATTAGGCGTTGTTCGGCAATTAGCCTTGAACATGTCGCATGAAGGCGCATATTCGTATGGGGACAGCAAGGCGTTTTTAATGCGTTCAGGTGATACGCCAGCCAGTTCGCTTGCCCATGTAACCTTGGCATTCTCAATGCCAATGTCAGCACCATTGTCGTTAAGCTGGCCTATGCGGAACTTGTCAAAGAAAGCGTTACCAAAGCGACCATGTAATCGCATGAATATTTTCTCCACCCATTCCATTGGCAGGTCATTTGAGCTTTTCATAGTTGGCTTCCTGTACGCTGCTGTTTAGGTGCTGCGTGTGTTCTGGCTTGAATATTGAGGCAGCTGCTACGGAGCGGGCTTCTTCGCGGTGATTACCAGCATTGCCTGATTGTTTCTTGGGTGCGTAAACGTCTTTCCAGCTATTTCTAATTGAGTTTTCAATAGATGCGATAGGGTCGTTACCACCCGCAATAATTTTCTTAAGTTCGGTAATCAATAGCTTTACCGCGGCTTCTGAATTTGTAGCGCCTATGGTTTTACGCATAGCCATGAAGTCAGCCCAAAGCTCAGTAGGTATAAAATCTGGAACTGGCAAATCAGAAGCCGATGATTTTTTCGGCGCTGTTTTTTTAGTGGGTAATGGGTTATTGGGTAATGGGTTATTGGGTAGCATTCCGTTCGCATTGCTTTCGTTATGCGTTGGCAATGCGTTCGCATCATTAGGTTTTCCCCATCTCTTTTCAGCTGAAACCCTTGCCTTGTCTGACTTCTCGTAAATTCTTTCCATTTCTTTTTTACAACGATCATGCTGATATGTGCCATTTGGCAGCTTTGTAAAAAATTCATCGAGCATGTTTTGGGCGCATTCTTTCTCTTCCGCAGTCCTGGCGCATATCAATCGCAATGCGTTCGCATCAAGTGGCTTTTCTTCAAGGTAATAAAGGTCTATTAACTGCCTGTAAACGCCATGCTCAAGCAGTGTCAGGTGACTTGTGTCACGCTTGTAATCGCCTATATTGAATTGGTAGTAGTGCATAGTTAGGCTATGCAGCAACCTCATCAGATTCGATAACTTTTAGATTTTTCTTGGAATTTTCAAGCCACTCAATACGGTTAATATTTTGCTCATTCAGCTCTTGATATTGCTGAGTAGTAGTAAAGTTTTCACAATTGTTCTCTATTAAGTTGCAAGCGCGCATTACCTCGGCAAGGCCAAAATAAAAGAACTCACGCCCATCAGATATTCTTTCGTCCTTAAATATGTCGTGTATCTGCCTTTCCTTGCTTTGCGCTTGATCTGTTTCGCCATAGCAAACAATCTCAAATGGATATGGGCAGCTTGTGCTATTAGATAACTCTTGAACTCGCTGTAAAGGTGCGCGGTCGGTAAAACCAATCTTGTAAACACCATCCATGTATTGATTTGAAAGAATGTAGATAAAACCGTAACTAGCCATTTATGAAATATCCTTTATGTTGGAACCCGCACATACCGCCCCGACAGAAGCGCGTAGATTTGGTATTGATAGGGCATTTGTAGGAGTGAGATTTAGCATTTAAATGACTAAATCCCGCTTAATGAGTGATGTGGCTTTAGGCTAGTCTTGGCCACTCTAGCCACTTCAACTTCCTTGCCGCCTTCTGGCCTATATTTCACGAAATATGATTTATCAGTCTCGCGCTCGATCTCAACAATGGCATGCTGCAACTTGTCTGATGTGCCGACATATTCAAAAAGTCCGTCCATGGTTATCTCCTTAAATTCCTAGTGATTGAAGTTTTGTAGCGAGGCTGGATAATCCCTTTTGCGCTTCAATGAACTGGCGCATCAGGATTGCTTTTTCATCTTCTGGATGAATTGGGGTTGGGATTGAATAGCTCATAGCATTGCAGCGATATTCGATAGCTACATTGCTGCCGGAATCTTTGGCTAGCTTCTCAATTAAGAAGGCTTGATCTGGCGATAACTTCTCAGGACGATCTTCATTTAGGCATGCAAGCAAGAGCTTTTGCGCATCGGCTATAGGCTTTTCAGGCCATAGTAGCGGCCCCACTGTTTTAGAGCCGCCTGCTGCCTTTACACACTCTATAAGCATTGAATTTATTGAGTTTATTTCATCCATTTACATACCCTTCCAAAATCTAATTTGCTTTTTGTAATCGTTTGTAAAGACAAATTTAGGCGAAAAAAATATAGTTCGTTCTGTGCTAAATAAAAAAATCGGGATGGCACTATGGGAACCATCCCGATAAGGGGGTTACTGTTTTCCGTCACATAACTGTTTGCAGGTAAATGCGCCATTCGACTTTTCTTCGATTAGGCTGCATGTTTCTGGCCTTGGTTTGCGAGTTCCTTTATCCCAAGCCCAAACAGTTTTGTAAGAGTTTTGCAAAGCATCTGCCGTAGCTTTGATGCCGCCGAAATGTGAAATAACTTGTTTGTAGATATTCATAATTACAGAATTCTACGCTTGTAGATAAAATAAATCAACACTTGCACTAAAGATATTTTCTACACTTGGATAAAATGTGTAATATGGCGATAGGCAAAAACATTAGATTTCATAGGGACATTCGTTTAGGATGGACTCTAGAGCGGCTATCAGAGGCTTGCGGCGTTGATGTCGGGACTATTAGCGCCTTAGAGAACAGAGACAGCAAACGCTCTATGTACTTTGCGAAAATTGCTACAGGGCTTGGATTAACTCTAGATGAATTAGAAATACCGCCTGAAGAGTTTTTAGAAACAACAAAAAATACTAATAAGCAATTTGTAACAGATAAGCCAAATAAACATTATCCGAGAGTTGTAGGGGCGGCAAGAATGGGCGATCAGGGGTATTACATTGACTTAGACGGTGGAGACGGCTTTGTTGAGTTCGAAACTGAGCATAGCTCTATTGCTATCCAGGTGCGCGGAGATAGCATGTTTCCAGCGATCCGCGATGGATGGTTTATTATTATTGAGGAAAAGCATCAGCCGGTAATGGGTGAGTATGTCCTGATTAAATTCAAGGATGAACGCAAGATGGTAAAAGAGCTGATATCAATAAAGTCGGATTGTTATGTAGTCATGTCGGTAAATGGAAACGAACGTCTGACTGTGATGCAAGACGACATATACGACATATTGGGAATCACCGCTGTAGTTCCGCCAAGTAAACATAAGACATAGGGGATATATGAATAAGATTAGAGCACTGATTCTAATTGTGGCGTTGACTGGATGCGCGTCACAGGGGGCTATAGACAAATCGACGTATAACAAAAATCTTGTCTCAATGAAGCTAGGAGCAGATAAGCAGGAGTTTATCAAGCTATTCCCAGATGCAGAGCCTAGAGGCGCTAGAATGTACCCCAAAGGACAAGTCGAAGTATATGAGCAAAAGGTTTCTAGATACACGCCTTTTGCAACTAATGATGCTGGCTATCAAAGAAATACAATAACTGGCGTTGAAACCAAGATAACCTGGTTCTATTTCTTTAACGATAAGTTAGTCCAGTACGGCGCACCGCACGATTGGCCTAGGGAGCCAGATCAAATACTAGAGATACGAAATAGATAAATTCACAATGTTTGCACAACCATAAAAGTTATTCATTAGCTAGATAAATAGCCATCGCCAGCCAATGAGCTGGCTTTTTTTCGTCTAAATTTTCTACAATCATAGATTTATTTTGCTACAAGTGTTGACATTAATATCTACAGGTGTAGAATCTCTATCCATGCAGTAACGAAACAAGTTACTTCTACAGGGCGAAATAGGTACTGCGAGGAAAATTATGCTGACACAGGAAAAGCTAAAAGAGTATTTGGACTACAACCCAGACACTGGAATCTTTACTTGGAAGATTGCTTCGTCAACAAATAGAAAGGCGGGAACAGTTGCCGGGTCTTTAAATAGCCGTGGATATATAAGGATCAGGATTAGTGGCGTGACATACCAGGCGAATGTTTTAGCTTGGCTATATGTACATGGAGTAATTCCAACTTTATTTGTTGACCATATAAATAGAAATCCATCGGACAACAGGATTTCGAATTTAAGGCTGGCAACAGATTCTCAAAATGCCATGAATGCAGGAATGAACGCAAGAAACACCTCAGGGTTTAAAGGTGTGACTTGGAATAAGTGTGCAGGAAAGTGGCAGGCGAAGATTGTTGCAAACAAGGTTAATTACCACCTTGGAGTGTTTAGTGACATTAAAGATGCAGCTAATGCAGCAAGAAATAAGGCATTAGAACTGCATGGAGAGTTTTCAGCTTATTAGGATGATGAATCTCTACCCTGAGTAAATTAACTGAGGAATATGTGATGGCATACCTAGACGCATTGACACACCTAGACGCATTAATGCTGGCTTTATCTCTTGAGCGTAGCCGCTTAGAAGTTGCAAAGCGCTCAGATGAAATCGAATTGCGTACAGCTTGGGTGCTTCAGCTAGAAAAAGAAGTGGCTGATGAAAAGAAGTTTTTAGGCATCGAGGATGCTAATGACGATTTGACTTCTGATGAATTGTTGGCAGCTTTAGGCTCACTGAGTTAAACGTAAAGCAGATAAGGAGAATGAAGATGGCTAATACAAAAGAAGCATTGAAGGCGGCAGTGTCAGCACTCTACTCCAATGACAACAGCGACTACGAAACTGCTTTATGGGAAATAGTAAACGCGCTTGGAGGTTCAGATGCGGTAACTCAGCTTACTGATTACCCACACAGCGCATACGAAAAATATTGCAAACAGGACTAACCAATGAACCAGCCACTTAAAGTTACAGACGCATATGGAACGGGCGACAGCCCAACGCTCTACTTCACCACTGATGCATATGAAGAACAACGTGCCAGTGATGCAGATGACAGCTTGGATGACTTGAATGTACTGGCAGAAGTCATTACCGATTGGGCTAACTTTGATGCTGTAGCTACATTGATACGCTCAATAAGTAGAGCAGCGGCGCTTAATAATGTTGAGAGCGTCATGGTACTAGCTAAGTCATTGGGATATGAGGTTGAACAGGGTGCTTTGAAAAGGATTCAGGCATGATTTCGATAAAACATAGATTCACAGGAACAACACTTTGTGAGTTTGAAGTTACAGATATTAGGGCGGCACTGGTTAAAGCAGCGGCGCAGGGTGCTTACTTGCGGGGTGCTGACTTGCAGGGTGCTTACTTGCAGGGTGCTTACTTGCAGGGTGCTTACTTGCAGGGTGCTTACTTGCAGGGTGCTGACTTGCAGGGTGCTTACTTGCGGGGTGCTGACTTGCGGGGTGCTTACTTGCAGGGTGCTGACTTGCAGGGTGCTTACTTGCAGGGTGCTGACTTGCAGGGTGCTTACTTGCGGGGTGAAAAACTCGCCATCTGCCCTATCTTCATGAATGGCACGACTTGGGATATTACGATCACTGAATCATTCCTGACTATCGGATGCCAGCGCCATGAGCATGATAAGTGGAAGGCGTTTGATGACAATGAAATATCGCGCATGGAATCACGCGCCTCGGCTTTCTGGACACAAAACAAGTCGTGGCTACTAGCTGCATGTAAAGCGCACCGCAAAGAATCGCTGGCGTTTCGTAAGGCTAATCCTGAACCAGAAGTGATAGCAGCATGAACTCATCCCCAATAGTACGAGATTACTACGCTGTATCTGAAAAGCTAGGTGATAGCTACAAGCTGACATTCTTGGGGTTGGTGTTCTTAGTGTTAGGAGTAGTTGGGTGCTTATGGTGGTTTGTAGATGCAGCAATAAGGGCATTTTAGGAAGATTAGATTGTAGGTCTCATGCGAGGCGCTACCGTATTCAAGTGCAGTTAATTAGGAGAATATAAATGAAGGCATTAGCAATCAGAACATGTGCAAAAGACGGAAGCACTTATGGCGGCTTTAAGTGGCCCCTTGAGGTTGGGGCAACTGTTACCGCTACTGATTGGGATGCTAAAGCAAGTTGCGGGAATGGATTGCACGCTTTACTAGATGGAAATGGCGACTATGGTTTGCTAAGTAATGATGTTGATGCTGTCTGGCAAGTCGTCGAAGTTGACCGCGAAAAGTGCGTGATTATTGATGACAAAAAGGTGAAGTTTGAAACCTGCAAGATTGTCTACAGCGGCAACATGGGCGGCGCAATGACCATGATTTCCGATAACTGGATAAAGCTGGCTTTAAAAGATATTGCGAACGGCGATAAAATTCAGTCAGCATCAGGTGACTACAGCCGACTAGCAGCATCAGGTTACTCCAGCCAACTAGCAGCATCAGGTCACTACAGCCGACTAGCAGCATCAGGTGACTACAGCCAACTAGC